CTACATGAACCTTCATCATAGGGTCATAAGGTACAGTTGTTATACGGTTACCTTCTTGTGCTTCACGTATCTCGTTAGAGTATATAGCACCATCTACAGCAGCCTTACAATCACCTTCCCAGATGTTTGCATAGTCAGGGTTAGTCTTTAAGCTATGTTGCCTCTCAATTTCCAAGACCTCTGGGAACCAAGGATTGTCTGTATAATTTACTTTAACAACCTTAGCATTATCTGGTGTATTAACCACGAACCTAGTATATGTATCGTCTGTATCTATATTAGGGTTAAAGGACACCCATATCTCTGAATTAGGCTTACGTATCGTAGGAATAAGAATATCCCACGATTTTTTAGAAACAGTCTGAGCTTCTTCTACCCATACAACATCACAACCTTCAAAAGACTTTATAGACTCTACTGTATTGGTAGCAAGACCAGTAAAGCTAAATGTACTACCGTTAAGACCTCTAATCTCAGTTTCCAATACCTCATAAAAAGCTCCTAGACCTAAAGACTGTATCTGGTCATTGAGCAAAGTATGAACTGATTGCTTGATACTGCGTTGTATCTCTCTAGCACATAAGACACGTGTTGTCTCACTAGCTGCCTTTACAAGCAATGCTCTAGCCATAGACCATGACTTGCCACTTCCTCTACCACCATAAGCAACCTTATATCTATGTGGCTGAAATAAGAAGTCTAGTCTATCAGGAAACTTGGCTGTCGTCTGGCTTGACAAAGACAATTCCTATCCCAGAAGGTAAGTCTTTACCATCTGCACCTGTTAACTCTTGTATTGCTACTGCTTTACCATCTAATCTGTCGCCTACTTCTTTAATAGCACCTAGGTCGCCTTCTATGGCCTTCTCGTATAACTTCTCTGCAATAGCATGTATACGTCTATAGTCTTCTTGGACCGCTAATTTCCTAATTGTATTTGCCCATATCCTGTTGTTTTTATTAGAATTTGTATTACCGACTGGGGCTCCTACTTTAGGCTCTTTATCTTCATTGTTATCCATTGTTATGCAACTCCTTATAGGTTGGTTGCCCTCTATGTTATTTCTTTTTCTTTTTGTCTTTAGGTTGTTCTAATAACCCGCTTATAGGTATTGCCATAGTAGCTGCTAATAAATCTGGTTCATTTGCTCTTGCTGGGTCAAAGGCAGCAAATCTTGACCTATATTGAGACGGGTCTAATGCTATATAGTTATTAATATCATCAAAATTAGAAGGGGGTAACCCATACATTTCATTAATTAAGTCTGTTCGTCGCTGTAATGGCTTTGCATAAATTGCTTTTTTATTTTTTAATTCTGCTTTTTGAATTAATTTATCAATATTTTTATCTAAGTATTTTGTAACAAACCTATCATTTACATTAACATTTAATACATCTGTATTTTTTGCTAATAATGGCATTACATTACCGCCTGTTATATTACGGTCTATAATTTTATCTATACCAGTAGATTCCGTATATTTACTTGCTTCAAATGGACTAGTAGTACTATAAGTTCCGCCACTTATTTCTTTAAAATTTTTGCCAATCATTGCCGGGTCAAATGCTTTTATATCTGATGTTGTGCCATGATACAACGGGGTATTTATATCAAACCCCATAGCTTTAGCTCTTTCCATAGCAGTATTGCCTTTAGGTAGTCCTAATAGCGTTTCTGCATTTTTAGATGCTATTTCTTGAGCTTTCTCAAACTGTGTCTTACTTAGTAAACCTTTTGTTACATTACCTATATTGCTAGTAGATAGTCCTAAGTATGGGTCTTGCAAGTAAGATGGCATTTGGGCATAACCTTCTGCGTATCTTTGTGCAGCAGGGAAGTTCCCTGATAGTATGTCCTGTAATGTAGCCAATTATAACTCGCTTTCTTGTCCGTTTCCTTTGAGAGGATATATCATTCTATGGTAAGTCTGCCACCACTCTTTTGCGTAATCAGTATTCTGATAATCCTTAAAGCAAGGTGTGCCGAGGGTGTGATGGACTAACTTAACATCTTTGTTATATTCTTGTTCTGTTTCTAACCAATTCCATTCTTTAGGTAGTTCTCCTACTTGGTCTTCATGTTTAAGCCAGGCAAACCTGTGTAAGTACTTCCCACTAGATGATGTAACAAATTCTGGTGTAAGTTGCTTGTTTAACCAATGACCGCAGTTCCATAACATGACGCTACTCCAATTCTTGCATGGGTAGTCTTCGTTCTTTGCACCTAAATATTTAGTGGGATGCTTTGTCTTATAATGATGCTTAACTACCTTTACAGCTTCGTTTATATTATAGTCTTTAATTAATTCTGCTACGTCTGCTTTGCATATCATATCGCCATCGCAGAACAGAGCTAGACCTTTGAAGTCTGATAGATATGGCACTAAGAATCGTGAGTATATAAACGCATTACTTCCATCCATGTGTGTTTCTTTATAACCTGCAAGCGTATTTAACGCTAGTGGAGTAAAGCTCACCGGTATAGTTGCGTGTTCTATTACTGACTGACAGAATACATGATATGCAACCGGCTCTACTTTACTATCAAAACCTACAAATATTTTTAACATTATTTTTTGTTGCGTGAGCTAATATTCTTTGCCTTTGCTTTTGCATCTGCTTTACTAGAAGCACCCCAAGCCTTTAGAGATAGAAGTAATCTAGTAGGTTCACCGTTAGGTTTACGTTCTGGTCCTGGCATATTACCCATACGAGCTAGGAAAGATGCACGTCTAGGATTGTCCCCTGACTTTACTGGCGCTTTTAAATTGCCACCTGTTTCTTTGTTGTAAGAGGCACGACCCTTAGCATTGAGTCCGCCTTTAGGGTTCTTACCTGCTTTCTTTTGCCAAACGCTCATTTCTTTTTAACTGGCTTTGCTGATTGTTTTAAAGCTTTTGCAGTTGGCGCACCTGTTGTACCTGGTTTTCTCATCTTTTCACCTGAACCTGCTGCTATTCTTTTACGTTTAGCATGAATGTTAGACCAGAGTCCTGGTTTAGTAGCCACTTTTCATGCCTTTCTTTGCAGGTTTAGCAACTACTTTCTTGCCTGACTTTTTAGCGTATGATTTAGCTTCTTTCTTACCTTTTTCTGTGTAAGAAAATTTCATTTTTCCGACCATTGGCATGATTATTTACCTTTCTTTTTAGCCATGCCAGCTTCTGACAAAGCAATAGCAATAGCTTGTTTAGGAGACTTAACTACTTTACCACCCTTACCTGAGTGTAATGAACCTGTTTTAAACTCTTTCATCACTTTGCCCACTTTCGCCATCTTTTGTTTTTTTGTTGTTAGTTTCTTCATTTGGTACCTTTATAAAGATATGGTCAAACTGACAATCAGGGCAAACAGGATAACCGGTTGAGTCGTATGCTTCACCACATTGCTCACAAACATTGACCATAAAAAAAGCCCTATATACATAGGGCAACTTGGAGATTACAAAAAATGGACACTTCTCGTCCACAGGGTTAGGATTATACTACATTTTACCATAAATGTACAGTGTTTTATGCATCTATTTTACGAGAAGCTATTGTAAGTAAATTGTCAATAGCCATTTCTAATTTATATTCGTAAGCAAACGGTTTTTTACAATTTAAATATTTATAAAAAATAGCATCCTGTTGATCACTTGGTAATCCATGTATAAGAGTGTCAATAATTTTGATATTATTAATATCTTGCGCTAATATTAATTCTTCAAAAGAATCTGATGTAGAAGCTCCTCCGCTCATCATAACTAATGATTTAGATGGAAAGCCTAATTTATGTGTTGGTTTTTTCATCCAAATAGACCAATTTTCAATTATCTCTAAAAGTCTATCAGCATTTAACATTATGAAATATCCTTACTTTTACAATGCCATTTCTTTTTATCGTCTTGATGCCAACCATGCACGTGAATAGTCCATCCTGCCTCACGAACTGCTCCTACGTTTTCATGGTTACTTATTTTCTTGACCCTTGCATTGAGGTTTGCTGCCGTTGTGGTCTGGACTGCTAATGTTTCATTTCCTTTCAGGGCAAGTATGTCAATAAATCCAAACAAGTCTTGTCTTGTTTTGCTCCAATTATTCCAGTGCTCTGTAATCCAACATGTATATCCTTCTTCTCGTAATTTAGCCAAAGACAACTGGGTAGGTGATTTACTTGCCATTGTTTATCTTCTGCAACTCACCTGTAGACTTATTAAGCTCGTATTCATGAGCATGTGGTGATACATCAGGACTGTTTTCTTTTCTCTTAAAAATCTTTGCAACCGTCATAGAAATTTTTCTTGAAACAAAAGTTTCACCTCTTCTTGGACTTTCGTGATTGAATAAAATTCCATTAGAGGCAAAAATATTATA